GGGAACCTTTCCTGGATATCAAGGTGCAAATCAAATGGCAGAAGAACTTGTATCAATTAAGAAAGTGCCATTAAATAATCTTGTAAAGATGTATCCAGAACTTAAAAAATATTATGACCAATCAGAAAAACAAACGGAAGAAGAAAATTATTTAAGTCATGGCATATATTTAGATAACGATAATGGTTCATGGGAAAATCAAGCAGAGGTTGGCGATGTTATAGCTGAATACATGAATCCAGAAGGAACTTATGTAGTACATGTAGGCTCAAAGACTATTGTTGATTTTGTACCAAATGTACTTAAATCAGGTCCATCTTTTGTTTGTGCTAAAAGATATTCTTTTGACCAAATACAAGGACAGTTTGACCAGGTAATTGGTTTAATGGCTGCAATGGCAAAAATAAATATTATGTCAGTTATTGCTATGGAAGATGCTGTATTTACAGAAACTAACGTTGTTGGTGAAATAGAGTCAGGACAATATAGAAAAGGTAGAAATGCAATTAACTATTTGTCACCTGGTTCTCAAGTAGTAAAGCCAGTAAACAATTTACCATATCAACTCTTTGAATCTGTATCAAGAATAGAAAGACATCTTAGAACTGTTGCAGGTTATCCAGTTAGTGATGATGCTATATCTCCTAACTCATTTGTAACAGGTAGAGGACTTGAAGAGTTACAAGCAGGTATTGGTGCAATGGTAAATGAATACCACACAGTTCTTACTTATGCTTTACAAGAAGTAGATTACAAAAGATTAGAACTTGATGAACTTGGATTGAATAGAAGAAAACCTTTAACTGGTACTATGAATGGTTCTGCATTTTCAGAAAGTTATACACCATCATCAGATATTGGTGGTAACTATCTTACAAAACGTAAGTATGGAGCTATGGCTACATTTGATGAAGCAAGTAAAGTAATTACAGGTTTACAGTTATTGCAAGCAGGTATTATCGATAAACAAACAATGCAAAGGGAAATGGACGGACTAGAAAATCTACAAGACATCAACGAACGTATTACAAAAGATAAAGCAGAAAATGTTATGTTTGATTCTTTATTAGCTAGAGCAAGTCAGAATGATGCGAAAGCAATGATGGCGTTAGTTGACTTATATAATAGCCCAAGACAAATGGGACAGATACTTAAGAAATTTTTTACGGCTGAAGAGCCACAAATGTCACAAGTAGAACAAGTGTTGGCAGGACAAGGTACTGCAGCGCCACAAGGTCCACCTCCGTCACCACAAGACGTAATGTCTTTGTTAGGGGGTGGATAGTGGACTTTGATAATATAAACGCAGCATTTCACAATATGATTACATCAGAAGACTGGGAAATAAATAAACTTGATGTAGCTGAATTGTACTTGAACGATAATCTGGAAGATACAAGTAATGATAATTCATGGGAAACTATGGACGGTTTGACAATAATGTTTGTTCCAGGATATGGCAGGTTACAAATGATTTGGATACAAGAGGAAGAAAATGACTAGACATAATAAAAAAGCATTATCAATAGATTCACAAAGGGGTGAAGGTGCAGCAGAAAGAGAAAGAATGTTAAGAAGCGTTCCTGTAGAAGAAGCTGCTCCCATTCCTGTTACACCTGCTGTTGTGGAAGAACCACAAGCAAGAGTTAACCCTGCTATCGCTAATGCATTTAGAGCAACAGATAGACCAGGGATACAAGCTGTAGATGAATTACCACAAATAGAGGGATATAAACCATACGGAGGACAAACCTTAGATGTAGCTTCAATGACTGCTGCTGCCATAAATGATATACTTGGCGGTAGTGAAGAAGCATCAGCCATGATTAATTTTGAGACATAATGGCGATATATGGATATCAACCACCTGATTTAGAACTAGGTGCTATAGACGAACATAAAAAACGTCAAAGTCAATATAATGCTGTAAAACAAACTATACAACAAAAGCCTGAAATAGGTATAAACCTAGAACACATAGTTAATAAGTATGGAAACATTCTTGGTAGAGATATTATGGTTGGTTCTGCTTTACTTGGTTTTACAGAAGATTCACCAGAGATATCAGCTTTAGTAAAAAGACAAATTGAAATAGAACAAGAAAATTCTAGAAAAGGCTTTGAAAAAGTAAAAGCTATGGGTAGAGGTATTGTTAGAAATACTTTTGTTGGTTTAGATTCTTTTGCAGAATCATTTATTAAAAGACCATATCAAGCTTCAGCAGGTAATGGTGAACATGTTTTAGGTTTTCTTACAGGAGATAGTGAATTTGCAGATGCATATAAAGACGCTAGAAAAGATTTAGGTGATGTTGTTGCTGTACGTGCAATAAAAGAACTTGCAAAAGGTAATAAGATAAATCTTGGTGAAGGTTACTTTGGTAATTCTACTTTAGCTAGAGATACAGAAATATTTAAAGAAATACAATCTACTATCCAAGACCCATCACAACTTGCTGCTATTGAACAAGTAATACAAAACCAATTAGGTACACCTATAACAGAACTTGAAAGAGACGCTGTAGAAAAAAATAAATACAGAGGTCAAGTTATATCTCCAGGAAGAGTTATGGCTATGAACTTTGTAGAACCAGGTACAGAAAGATACAGAACAATATCAGGATTAATTGATGGCATAGTTACATTAGGACTTGACCCTGCAAACTTAGTAGGTGGACAGTTTGTTAAAGCAGGTAAGTTTGGAAAAATGTTTATATCTGGAGAAAAAATGACTGGATTTAGTGCAGCTAAATCACAAGGTCAGAATATATATCAAGGTGTAAATGTTACAAAAGGTAATAGAACATATTTTAGATATGTAGATGTTGGAGATAATGTTTTATCAAAATCTAAATATACAGAAGATGAACTTAGAAAACTTGCTAAAGAAGGTGGTAATACAAGTTTTAAATATGCTAAAGATGCTAAAGGTAAATTTATAAATAAACAACTTAGAAAAGATGGCTCTAAGGCTAAACAAAAAGAACCTATTGTAAGTAAAGCTATTGTTGGAATAAATAAAGGTGAAAAGGGTACAGACATTCTTATAGACTCATCAGCCTTACAAAAAACTATATTACCTGTAGGTCCTGGAGAAAAATTAAAAGTATTTGGTAAACAGGGTATTGATTTAGATTATGGAGAGTTTGATGATTTTAATGATTATCTTGATTTTATGGTTGACCATGCACTTGTTGAACAACAAGCATTTGCAGGAGAATCAGTAAAGTTATTAAACGAAACGGCAGAGAAAGTAGCTAAAGCTAAAAAAGCAGGTCCATCTGCCAAAGAAGATTTTCTTAAATTAGAAATACAACTTGAACAAGAGATATCTTCATATGTAAAAGGATTGCGTGCAGGTAGAGTAAGAGAAATTGACCAAATTAAAAATGCGTCTGGTCTTTCTAAAGTATTAAAACCATCTCTAAATAAAACAAGATTTGAAGGTTGGCATGCTACAACTGGTAGAAAAATATATCAATTTATGTATGACCAAATACAAAAAGGTGCATTTGAGTATGAAGATATTATGAAGTTACTTCCTGATGTTGCATCTCATACAAAGATGAAAATATTACGTGCAGATTCTGCTGACGCAATAGGAGATATAATTGCAAATGAAGTTAGGGCGGGAACAATTACAAAGCGTCTCGACCCTTACTCATTTACATTTAGAGGAGGTGTATCACGTAGGACAGGTCGTGCATTTGGTAGAGCAGGAGAGATACTTGATGATGGAGGAAAAATTGATTTTTCTGACATGGGAGACTTTCTTGGTGTCGGAGCTGTAATACAAAGAAGAGCAAGAGATAGTAAGATGTACAGATTGTTTCAGTCTATTGCACCTTCATACATAACTGCACATTCAAGGTCTAAAGGTTTTAGAGAATTAGAACAGCTTATAACAAGAATACCTTTTACATCTGCACAAAAAGCAAGGTTGTTTGAAGACCTTGCAGCAACAAGTCAAAAACTTGATGATTTTGCATTATCTAATAATCGTGTATCAAAACTAAGACTTACAGAAGAATTTTACAATTTATTGTTAGGTTCTGACCCCAGTGCAACTGGTGGTCTTTTAGGAGAAGTATCTAAATTACTTACAGCAAAAGGATTTCCAAGACAATTTGCAGGAGGTGTTTTAGATTTTATTGCAGAAGTAAAAGCATCTAGAGCTTATTGGGTTTCATTAGTTGGAGATGAAGTTGTTGATATTGGATTTACAGGTTCTAAAGCAAAGCCTGCAGGACAATATGTTAGAGATGGTGCAAAAGCAAAACTTCAAATGCAGGAATTAGAAGGACTTGTAGATTCAGGTAATGCAGAAAAGATAAGAGAATTTATAGAACAAACATATGATGGTAATTTAAAATATGCACAACCTACAGCACATCTTATGTCTGAAATGCTAACAGGTAACATACCACTTCCTGATATGAATGAAGTGTTTAGAATACTTGGTACTTTTAGAAATACTTTATATAGCATGACTGGTTTAAATAAACTTGGTCCAAAAAGAATAGACTTACCACAACTTTTAGCTCTTGATGGAAGAGTAGATGACATAACAGATTTAGCAAAAAAAAATAGAGAATATGCAGAATTTATAGCTTCATGGAAAAAAGATGATGGTGTAAAAGCACTTACAGATGAATATAAAAGAATTACTGGACAAACTTATAAACCAAAACCAAAACCAGAAGTTCTTGATATATTTGATGATTTGGATAATGCAGATTTTGTACAAGAAGCATTCGGTGCAGGTAATCTTGCCGCCAATGCTGTAACTAAAAATCTTGCAAAAATATTTTATAAGTATGATAAAGATGCAGGTAGATTAACAAACTCTGTTTTAATAAGACTTGCAAATAATGCAATATCAGGTGTATGGAAACCATTTCAATTATTGCGATTTGCATGGACTGTGAGAGTTATATCAGAAGAACAATTACGTATGTGGGCAGCAGATTTGTCACAAATATATACACACCCTATATCTCATTTAGCATACGCATTTAATAGAAAAGCAGCAACAGATGTTTTAGGAAACTCTTTTAAAGAATCTTTACTTTTTAAACAAGCTATGTCAAGAGGCTCAGATGGAATGATGATTAGGTCTGCTAATAGTATGGATAGATATTTTGATAAAATAGAAAAATCTAAAGCATTACAGTCTGGTGGTAAACCAAGATTAGATTATGCAAAAGGTTGGGCTACAGAATATACATTATTAGCTGATGACGATTTAGTTGTTGAAGTTGCAAAAATATTAAGAGGTACTTCTGATTTTAAAACTATAGATGATTTAGCAGCACACCTTGTAAGAAAAACTAAACCTGAAGATAGACTTGCTTTAGCTTGGCAAAACTGGGCAGATGAAGCTGATGGTGTTACAAGAAATGCTAGGCAAAAAATGGTATCTGATAAAGACAGAACATTAGAATATCTTGAATCTTTACATGCAAGAATTGTAGACAAACTTGGTGGTGATTATAAAAAATATATTTTAGACCCATCTACAGGAAAAAAAATAGAAATACCTAAAAATGTAGTTTTTGAAAATGTTAAAGATGCAAATGATTTGCCACTAAGAATGTATTACGAAATGACAGAACATGGTCAATATCACGATAATTTATTACAAGGATTGTCTGATAAAAAAGCTACGTTCCTTAGACAAAGAAGAGGTAAAGAAATAGCAGATAATGTTGATTTATCAGAAGCAGCAGAAATATTTGATGAGATTGCTATAGGTAATTTAGCTAGTTCAAAAGATTTTACAGAACTTGTAAACCAATTTTCTAAAATTGTTGATTCAGGTCCACAGGTAGTAAAAGTATCAGCAGCTTTAACAAGAAAGCCAGGTGTTGGTGAATCTTATAATAAAGCTGTAGCTGCTTGGTTTGATTTACTTATGTCAAAACCAACTAACTTTTTATCTAGGTCTCCTGCTTTTAAACAATTTTATTATGCAAGAGTAACTGAATCAGCATACACATTAAATGCTAGAGCTTTAGAAGAAGTTATATCTAATGCGAAAAAAGCAAAAGCGGATAAAAATATTATTGCTCAGCTTGAAAAAACAATACCTACACAAGGTGGTGTATCAAACTTAAATGAATTTGACGATATTGCAAAAGCAGTTGCATTACAAGATGTACAAGAACTTCTTTATGATTTAAACAGAAGGTCTCAGTTTTCTCAGGCAACAAGTTTAATATTTCCATTCGCTGAAGTTCATAAAGAAATTGCAGGTACATGGACAAGATTACTTTCAGAGAATCCAACAAAACTAAGAAAGATGCAACTTACAGTAGATTCATTAAGTAAAGAAGACCCAAATAATGAAGGAGATGCTTTTATTTATACAGACCCATTAACAGGAGAAGAAGTATTTACAATACCTGTAGTTGATAAAGTTTTAAATAACTATTTTCAAAAAGGTCAATTTTTCGGTGGCGAAGACATAACAGACGATAGTACAAGAATGAGAACTGTAGGTTTCTTATCATCTGCAAACATTGTTGCAGGAGGTATTATACCTGGTGTTGGTCCTGTTATACAGATAGGAGCGCAATATCTATTACCTACTATGAAAGAAAACTCTGCTATATACAAAACAATATTTCCATATGGTGTACCAGATAGTGCATCAAGTTATGTAATACCTTCATGGTTGAGGAAAAGTCTAGCTGCATTTAAAGTAGGACCTGAATCTTGGCAAAAATTATTAGTCAATACACAAAAAGATTTAATGCGTGCAAAACTTGTAGCAGGTCATATTAACTTACAGGGAGAAGAAGCATTACAACAAGCGCTACAAGAAACTAAAAGACAAGCATCTGTTTTAACTTTTATTAGAAGTGGTGTGCAAGGTACATTCTTAACAGGTGGTAGTTTTAGATGGGAGAAAGAAGTTATGCCAGGTGGAGAACTTTATATGGACCCAGAAGAACTTGTAAAATCTGGATTAGACCCTGATGGTAGATACTTTGCATTTAATGTATGGTCTACTGTTTACTACACACTTCTAAGAGAAAACCAAGGTGATTCTTTGAAAGCTACAGAAGATTTTACCAAGATGTTTGGATATGACCCAACTGCTTTACTTATATCAAAATCAAAAGAAGTAAGACGTACACCTTATACAGAACCAGGACTTGCAGAAGCTAATGAAGAATTGTTTAAAGATTTACCAGATGTTGCATATTACTTTCACCCTGATAGCCCATTAGATGAATTTAGCTACACAGCATGGATACAGTCTTTTGAAAAAGATGCACTAGGAGATGGTATTGCAAGATATGATTTGACTCTTAATGAATGGGCTGCATTATATAATATGGCAGCAGGAAGATTAGCTATGGAAAAAAGAAGAAGAGATTTATCTACACCAGGTTCAGTAGATTATATTCCTAATAATAGAGTAAGAAATGAAATGTTATTTAGATATAATGAAGTTCTTAGAGATTTCTTACCAGGATATGATATTCAACCAAGAACACCTGGTCCTACTGATTTAGACAATCAAGTAAGACAACTAAGAAAAGGTATGGTAAGAGAAGATTTACAAGATACTGATACAGCAAAAGCGTTGCAAATATACTTCCAAAGCTATGATAATTATATATCTGTTCTACAAAGATACGCAGGTAAATTACAAGTAAGTCCAAAAAGATTATCTGCTTATTACGCACGTGAACAATTAAGGCAACATGCAGAAGAATTATATACGAAGTATCCTGAGTTTTATTACGTTTGGAATGATATACTAAGTAAACAGCTTGAAGAAAGTTTAGTTAAACTATTAGAAGAAGGCGCAGGATTGTAATGAAAAAAAGTTTAGGCGAAATCATTGGTGAAATAATTGCAGCCATACGTTTAGGCAAAGAACTACAGATTGAACAAGAGCTACAGGCAGCTAAAGATTGGGAAAAAGTAACGGCAAAAAATAGACAAAATGCTTTTAATTTTATAAATAGAATCGTAAATAGTATTCCTATTGCAGAAGCTAATCAAACTAAAATACTACAAGAAGTAGCTGCTGCAGAGGGTGTATCAGGACTTTTTGATGATTTTCAATCAGAATATGCAAAAGGTTATAACACTATTATACCTGATACTTATGAAGAAACACCAGAAGAATCAGAAGAGGTTATAGGTGGTGGAGACCCATTTGGTCCTAATGTTGGAGCGCCAATAAAAGTAGAACCAGAAGTCCTATCAGTAGAATCAATAGATGATATACAAGGACAAATAGCTAGTTTTGCAGGAGATGCAGCATCACAATTACCACCTGCTGTAGCACAATCATTAGAGATAGACCCAATAGTTGTAGGAGAAGAAGGAATTATAGCTGACTTGATACAAGTTATGGGTGGAGAAGGTATAAGATTTATTGGGCTTGACACATCTGGATATCCTCTTGGATATACTCAAAGACAACCACAAGGTGAAAACTATGGAAACTTTCCTGTATATTTACCTGGAATGTCTAGCTCTTTATATAGAGACTTTACAGTATCAGAATCATACATATTAGATTTACAAGATAAATTGATTGATGCAGGATATCTAAGAACATCATTTGAAGATGGTGTGTTTGATGAATCAACAGAAGCTGCAGTTATAGAAATGATGGGTGTACATAACAAAGAAGGTAGAGTGCCACCTATTCCTGAAGTAGCAGGTTCTTTATTAGACTTTCTTGGTTTGGGAGAAGAAGGTAATACAGCATATGCATGGGACGCAGAAAAGCAAAAGATTGTTAGAGATTTTATAGACCAAGAATTATTAGTAGATATACAAAACAGAGATTCAAGATTAGATAAAGATGTAGTTGCACAGATACCAGAGTTTCAAGAAGAAACAGCAGCTTATATAATGTTAAATGCTTTACAACAATCTGCAGGTGGTATTGCACTAAATCGTTCTAATATTAAAAACCCAACAACTTTAATAAATAAATTAATGAGAGACGCAGTAGTAGATACTAGGGAGTTAGTGGCTGATGCAGAAAGAATGGGTATGGAAGCTAATCAATCAAAGATTGATAGAGCTAAGAACATAGCTGCATTAAAAGAAAGAAACCCTGAACTGTCTGAAGCTGAACTAAAAATTCTTTACCCTGATTTATTTAAAGAAATTGAAGTACCTATATCTGGTGAACTAGGTATAAATCCAAGTGAAGAAACAATACTTGCAAGACAAAATCAAATATTTAATGCAAGACTAACTGAAGCTACAAATAGATTATTAGAACCTACTGTAGATTTAGTTAACAAAAGAAATGCTATAAATGCAAACACAAGAAACTTTATGAGAGCAAGCAGAGGACTTAATATACTGTCAGGTGACGCACCGACCGCAACGAATCCAAACGTATGACACCTGCACAATTAGCTGCATTATTGATAGTTGCTGCAACAGAATTAAAAGCAGCAGGTATGACATTAGAGAAAGACCCATCTGAAAACTTTTCTGATTTAGCAACACTTATATCTATTGCATATGCAGAAAATGAAGCAGGAATGAATATTGGTACAGGTCAATCTACAATAGTAGATGAAGAAGGTAAAAGAGAAGTATCTTTTGGACCATTTCAAATCAATGAATTTTGGTATAAAGACCGTACTGATAGTGGAGATACAACAGTTGTTAATAATGAATTTACAAATATATTTGATGATGCAAATAGAAGTGATATGAAAACTTTACTTCAAGACCCAAAGAACTCAGCAATAGCAGCAATCATAGTAGCTAATAGTAATAACGGTTATGAAAACTGGACAACTTATAACAAAGATGTTTATGGTATAAAGAAGCAAGATTTTGATTCAAAATACTGGGCTACAGGTTTTCGTACAGCAACTGCAGAATTGTACAAAATTGAAATTCCAGAGACTAAGATAGATATTATGGAACCAGAAGATACACAACCTACAGAACAAACACAACCATCTTTAGGTATGGAGCGTAGACGTGCAGGATATGCTGAAAGAGAAATGTCTAGATTTAATAAAGCTGTTGCACGTGTAGCTAACTTAGTTAATCCATCTGACCCAGAAAACCCAGAAACTATAAGGCAAATACAACTTAGCCTATCTGGTTTAGGACTAGAAGAATTAGACCAACCTGAAAGAAGTGACTATCAAGAAGTAGATAGGGTAGTTATGAATTTCATAGCAGAGGTTGGAAGACAGAAAGCAGGTCTTAAATGAGTTATCCTAAAGTTTTATTTAACGCTGATGGTACTCAATCAACTGTTTCAAACGAAACAGAAGAAGGCTATGCAAGACAAGCAGGATATATATTTACAGAAAACCCTAGTCCTGCTGATACATCAGTTGTTATAGAAGATGTTATAGCTGAACCAGACTTTGTTGAATATGATGGAGATAATTACTATTACTTTTATAAATTACCAGAAGAAGTAGTTGGTGAAGAGATATTCACATACTACACAAGTAAGACAAGATACGATACTGATGAAGGTAGTTCAGGTCAAGATATAGATAGCTTATTAGCCAAAGCTATTGATTTTGGTGATGTAGCTGAAATAGCAGCAAGTTATGCAGGCATGAAACCTATAGATGCATTCTTAGAAGATTTAAAAGTATATGGAACATTAAATCCATACGTATTTGAAAAAGAAGCTGCAGGTGCAGTCAATGCATTAGGAGAAGAAGTTGGAGGAACATATGCTGCACTTCTTTATTATCTTGAAGCTATATACGAAGGTAAAGAAGTAACCTATGATGGTTTTGCTGCAAGAAGTCCTCTTATGGCAAACCTATCTGCAGAAGCAATACAGTATCAAAAATCTATAGCATTAGGAACTGACAGAAATAGTAATGCAACATTAAGAGCCTTAGAAGATAAAGTTAATTTAGAAATATCTAGTTTACTTGTTCAATATCAATTACCAGATATAGATGATGATTTACTTAATTATATTTACAATAAGAGACTTACAGGAGAGTACGGTACTCAAACATTAAAAGAACAATTTAGATTGTTAGCTAATCCAGATTTGCCTGGATACAGAGACCCAGACTTAGTCACATTCGTACAAGACAACGCTGTTGGTTTATCAGTAGGTAAAGCTAATATATACAAAACACAACAGCTATTAAACAATCAACTTGGTCCTCAACTTGGTCAAGGATTTTTACCAGAAGATGTAAAGTATTTAGCACAGTTACAATCTGTACCAGGGGGTGCAGACCAGATAAAAGCTATCTTACAAAACATATGGGACTCAAGTGTAAATGATGCATATAAAGGAAGTTCATATAATTTAACTTTGGCAGGACTAAGACCAAGATTAGTTAAAGAAGGTAACTTTGATGAGCGTGGTAGAGACGCAGACTTTGTGTCAGAACTACTTACACTTGGACCAGAAGATGTAAATAAAAATGCAAGAAAGTATTTTTTATCTATTAATGATGAAGGTGCATTACAAAAGATGGCAGCAAGTCTTAAAGGACAAGGTATAAGTAATGTTATTTATAACCCTGCGTAGGAGACAATATGAAATATAATTTACTAGGACAATTAGGACCAGAAGGTGAAGTAAATGAAGATGCACCTCAAGGTGGACCTTATGTATTTGACAATCCACCTGGACAGGGAACTAACCCAGGTATAGGAGCGCCTGCACCAGTAGCTAGTACAGGTGGTGGAGATGATAATAGTGGTAACAATAACGATGAAGAAGATAGTTTTTTTGAAAAATTAAATAATGCACTTAACAGTTTCAGCCAACCAGACCCAGTAGATATACCAGAATTTGTACCAACTCCTAATCAAATAGAGTCATTAGTTCCATGGCTAGCAGGAAAAGGAGACTTATTACAGGTATATACAAATTCATATATAGAAACAGGTAGTGGAGATTTTGCTATAGCTGCTGTAAGGCAATCAGAAAATTACTCTGCATACTACCCAGGTATAACTAGAGATGATGGTTCTATAAGAATGAGTGAAACACAATACGAAGCAACACGTGAAGGATACTTTAGAATACTTTTAGAAAACAATTTGAATCCAACTGTCTTTGATGGACTAGGAAAAATGGCAGCAATGGTAGCAGGTGATGTTTCAGTTACAGAATTTAAAACAAGAGTAGAACAAGCAAGAGCTGCATTTGTAGATAATCCATTAGCAAATGAAATAAAACTCTATTACAGTGAAAATTTTAATATTGATTTAAGTGATAGCGCTGTATTTGCTGCAGCATTAGACCCTGATATGTCAATAGCTATATTAACAAATCAAATAGACCAAGCAGAGATTGGAGCTGAAGCAGCATTAAGAAACTTAGATTTGAATACAACTCAGGCACAAAGATTATTACAAGCAGGTATTACACAGGAGGGAGCTTCCAGGTTATTTGCTAGAGGTGCAGATACTATAGGTACACTTAATAGATTAAGTAGAATACAAAATCGTGATGTTAGTTTTAATGTAGATGACGTAATACAATCTCAAGTATTTCAAGACCCGCAATCAATAAGAGAACAAAATTTATTAATACAAACACAGCAATCTGGTAGCTCACCAATTTTAGGAGCAGCAACAACTGAGTCTGGAGCTGTTGCAGGATTAGAAGAAGCATAGTATACTACATGTAGTGCCTGTCGAGTTCGGCACGCTAAATATAGGGTCGTAATTCGGTAACGCCACCAAGGTGTGTTATCTGTCATTCATAAACCCTTGTGTACAATCCCTTTAATTACCTAGCGATTATTGTTATGGGATTTTTTATATGCTAGAGAAAATGGAGATAATAATGGAAGAAACAACACAACAAGATACTACAGAAGAAGTTGTAGATGAGTCTACAGATGGAATCAAACAACTTAGAGAAGAGTATAAAAAGCTGAAGGCTGAGAACAAACAGTTCAAAGCTAATGCTATGTCAACTGCTTTAGGTTCTTTAGGACTTGAACCAGATAAAGGCATAGGTAAAGCTGTTACAAAACTCTATGATGGTGATTTAACTGTGGAAGCAATTCAGGAATTTGTTGCTCAAGAGTTTGGAGAAGTTAGTAGTTCTGAACAACCTAGCCAACAAACTGAAATTAACAGCAATGTAGTAGAGGCTCAATCTCGAGTAGAGCAACTTAATAAGATTGGTGTGAATAACGAGCCTGCAGATGTCAGAGATGAATTTGCAAATCC